ATCTGCTAATGATGCTATTCGTGCTCGTGCTAAGGATGCCCTTGCTGGAATGGATGCACATTATAGTAAATTAATATCAAAAGCCTATGAAGTTATTGATGAAGCATCTTTAAATAATAACCTAACTGCAAAAACACAGGCTATCAAACTAGTTGTGGATATTGAAAAAGCAAGAATTGAAATGCTTCAAAAGGCTGGATTGTTAGAAAATAAAGAACTTGCAGAAGAAATGATTGAGATTGAAAAACGACAAGACATTCTTGTTGGAATTTTACGTGACATAGCATCTAGTCATCCAGAAGTAAGAGATTTGATTATGCAAAGATTATCTAATGTTGCAAAAGAAGGAGAAGTGATTACTGTTGTCCACAATGTTCAATGATTTTTTAGAGGTTCTCAAAGAAAATGTTTTTGATGAAAACCCAGTAGATGTTCATACATTTGTAGAGTCAACAGATTATCTTGGACAGCCACCACTTTCAGATATACAATATGACATTGTTGAAGCAATGAGTCAAATTTATAGAAAAGAAGAGTTAATGGGGTTTGAGGAAGGAAATAGACATTATGAAAAATATACAAAAAACGAAATCATTCTTCAATTGGGCAAGGGTAGCGGTAAAGATTTTGTTTCTACTGTGGCTTGTGCTTATACCGTTTATAAGTTATTATGTCTTAAAGACCCTGCAAGATACTACGGAAAGCCCTCTGGAGACGCTATAGATATTATTAATATTGCTATTAATGCTGAACAGGCTAAAAATGTTTTTTTTAAAGGATTTAAAACTAAAATTGAAAAGTCACCATGGTTTGCTGGTAGGTATGATCCAAAAGTAAATTCAATTGGTTTTGATAAATCAATCACTGTTTATTCTGGTCACTCAGAAAGAGAATCTCATGAGGGTCTTAATTTGTTTATGGCGGTACTAGATGAAATTTCAGGTTTTTCAACAGAAGTAGGAACAGGAAACGAACAAGGTAAAACAGCAGATAATATTTATAAGGCATTTCGTGGTACCGTAGATTCTCGTTTTCCCGATCTTGGTAAAATAGTTCTTCTTTCCTTCCCACGTTACAATGGTGATTTTATTTCAACTAGATATGAAGATGTAATTATGGAAAAAGAAATAATTCATCGCAAACATAAATTTATTATTAATGAAGAATTACCAGAAGGACCAGATAATGAGTTTGAAATTGAATGGAATGAAGATCATATTATTTCATACAAGTATCCAAGAATGTTTGCTCTTAAAAGACCAACGTGGGAAGTAAATCCTACTCGTAAAATTGATGATTTTAAAATTGCATTTCTTACAGATATTGGAGATGCAATGATGCGTTTTCTTTGTACACCAACATATTCATCGGATGCATTTTTTAAACAAAGAGATAAACTTGAAGCATGTATGACTTTAAGAAATCCTGTAGATACATATAAAAGATTTGATGAATCATTTAAACCAGACCCAGAAAAAACATATTACGTTCACGCTGACTTAGCACAAAGACATGACAAATGCGCTGTTGCAATTGCACACGTAGATAAGTGGGTAAATATTCAAGTTATTAAAGACTATGAACAAGTTGCTCCAGTTGTTGTTGTTGATGCTGTAGCATGGTGGGAACCTAAAACAGAAGGCCCTGTAAATTTATCTGAAGTAAAACAATGGATACAAAATTTACGAAGACAAGGATTTAGTATTGGATTAGTATCATTTGACCGTTGGCAATCATTTGATATTCAACAAGAACTAAAAGAAATAGGAATGAGAACTGATACTGTTTCTGTTGCCAAAAAACATTATGAAGATTTAGCAATGATGATTTATGAAGAACGTGTAGTAATGCCACATATACCATTATTGTTAGAGGAAATGTCAGAGTTAAAAATCACTGACAATGGAAAACGTGTGGATCACCCACGCAAAAAATCTAAAGACTTGGCAGATGCCGTATGTGGTGCGGTATTTAATGCCATCAGCCATACCCCAAAGGACAACTATGTAGTAGATGTTCATACTTGGGGATCATCACGATTTGACAAAGAAAAATCTGATATGGTAAAATTAGATAGTAAGGCAAAAACAATGCCTAACGATGTTAAGGATTACCTTAGCAAGTTCGATCTATTATAAAAAATAACAAGGAGAAAAATGAATTCATTTAAGAAGATTGCTCTAGGCTTGGTTGCAGCCATGACCATGAGCACACTCGTAGCAACACCTGCAAGTGCTGATACTGTAACTGTTGCTGTCACAACATCTGTGGCTGGCTCAGGTACTGCGCTTGCTCCGTACACAGTAAATGTTCCTTCAGACAACGTTGTATCTGATACAGTTACAGCAAGTGAGGCTCTTACATTTACTGCAACAGTAACTGCTGGAACTCCAGTAACATTTACTACATCAGGAAATGCAAAGATTGTTTCTGCTGTTAATGCAGCGGTAACATCTGCATCTGGAGTAACTTCACTTACAGTTACACCATCTGGCACAACTGCTGTTGTTTATGTATTTACAACTAGCACATCTGCATCTGCTGTTACTGCATCTGTTCTTGGTGCATCAACAACAACATACCTAAAGGGTATTGCAGGTCCTGCATACAATGTATCACTTTCACTTCCAGCATCTGGAAATATTTCTGGTACATCAACTGCAACAATCATGGTTACAGATATTTTTGGTAACGGTAAAGCAACTGCTCCAACAATGTCTGCAATTAATGCAACCGCTGCTACTCCAGTAGCAGATGATCTTGTAGTTGGAAAGTACACATCTGTAATTACACTTCCTGCAACTGCTGGAAATGTTGCTGTAGGTGCATCTATTACTGCTCCAACAGCAGTTCCAACACTTGCTGTTGCTAAGACTTCAGATTCTGCTCTTCTAGCAGTTTCAGATCTTGCTACTGCTCTTGCTACTGCTAATGCAGCACTTGCTGCAGAAAAGGCTGCTTCCGCTGCTGCTGCTGCTAAGGCTGCTACAGATGCTGCTACTGCTAAGGCTGCTGCTGATAAGGCTGTAGCAGATGCAATTGCTGCAGAAAAGGCTGCTTCCGCAAAAGCACTTGCTGATGCTAAAATTGCTTCAGATTCAGCAACAGCAGTTACAATTGCTGCTAAAGATGCTGAGATTGCAAAGTTGAAAGCAGATAATGCTGCTGCAATCACTGCAATCAAGAAGGCATTTAATGCTCTTGCTGCTAAGTGGAATGCAAAGAATCCAAAAGCAAAAGTTGCAACACTTAAGTAATTAATTAAGTAAGGGGGAGTAGGTTAATTATTGCCTACTCCCCTTATTTATATTAGGGGGAACATGAAAGTTTTGTTAACTGGTGGTGGTGGTTTTATGGGACACCATGCCTTGTTATATCTATTAAAAAATACTGATTGGGAATTTGTACTAACAGATTCTTTTAATCATGTTGGAATTTCAGCCAGACTTAGAGCGGTATTTGATGAGATCCCAAATGAAAGAAAGCGTGTAAAAATAATTACACACGACCTAACTACACCAATAGATAAAGTAACTGCATCTGAATTTGGTAAAATAGATGTCATTATCAATACAGCATCCTTGGCAAATGTAGATGAATCAATTAAAGAACCACCATCATTTATTAAAAATAATATTAATCTTTCAATCAATATGTTTGAATATGCTAGAAATTTAGACAGTCTTAAAACATTTATACAGGTATCTACTGATGAAGTTTTTGGGGATGCAAATAATGGACTTAATCACCATGAATGGAGTCCACTTACACCATCAAACCCATATTCAGCCTCGAAGGTTGGTCAAGAGGCAATAGCACAGGCTTACTGGAGAACTTTTAATGTTCCAATTGTTATAACCAATACAACAAATATGTTTGGAGAAAGACAAGATCAAAAGGCTTTTATACCAAAAGTAATTAATCATTTAATGAATGATAAAGTAATTCCAGTACATGGCAAATATTTTGACGGTAAATTTAAAGCAAGTAGCAGATTCTACCTATATACACAGAATCAAGTTGATGCCATAAAATTTTTAATTGAAAAATTTATAAATACATCACACAGGTATTCTGACGGCTTGTATAGAATTGAAAAATTTAATGTTGCTGGAGATATAGAAGTATATAATGATGAAATAGTTTTAAAGGTTGCAAATATTCTTGATATTAAAAAAGAAGGTTTATTTGAATATGTAGACCCAACAATCCACAGGCCTGGACTTGATCTAAGATATAGTTTAGATGGAAGCAAACTTAAAAATGCTGGCTGGAAACAACCGTTTTCATTTGATCAAGCATTAGAAAAAACAGTTTTATGGACTAAAGATAATCCTGTTTGGTTATAGTTTATTAAAAAATGGTATAATATCCTTAATTAGATAAGGAGACATGTATTAAAAAATTCCTACGCCTAATTGCAGTGATGGGAATTTTAATAACAAGTCTAATAACTTTTCCAGAAAACGCATATGCTACCTGTGTAAATTATATAGAATCACAGACAATAGCAGCAGCATATGAGGGTGATGAGGTTCCAACGGTACACACAATGGATACCTGTGGTGGAGATGATATTTCATATCAAATTCCTATAGCAACAACAATTACATTTGATGGTGTTCAATATTCTAATATTTATGCCACAACAAATTCAGTAATTACATTTGGACAGCCTGACGGTACATATTGGACCTATCCATCTACCCCTTCTATTTCTTTATATTCAATGGACTGGGTTACTGGATGGTATAACGCACCAGATACTTTAAATATATCTTATTCTGAGGGTGGTTTTCAGTTAGATCTTGAAGTTATTCCGTTTGGACAATGGAATACTCCAATTCCAACTAATATTAACATTATTGTTGCTATTACAAATACTGGTGGTATTTCAGTGGCATATAGTTATCAAGGACCAGAATATCCTAATCTTAGAACTGGTGTTAGACTTCATGATGGCTCTATAGTTTCTTTAGAGGCATGGGGAGCAACTCAAATACAATCAGGTTCTGCCATGCCTACATTGGCTCCAGAACCAGTTTCTACTCCTATTGCTGGACCAACACCAACACCAAGCCCAACACCATTAACTCCAGAACAACAGCAAACTCAAAATACACAAAATATTGCAACAGCAAATGATGTGGCTGCCATTAATGAATTGATTGTTGCTGCAGCAGATGCTATAAGTAGTGATGTTATAGAACCTAGTCCAGAACCAACTCCTACACCAGAAATTACAGCAGACCCAAATATTATTGTTGTTGAGCCAGAGATTATTACTCCTGAAGATCCTCAGTTTCCTGATAATATTGACGAACAAACTCAACCAGACAATACCAATCCAACTCCAGAGCCTGAAACAACACCAACGGCAATACCAGATCCTGAGCCTTCTGCAGAACCAAGTATAGAGACTTTATCTCAGCCAGAGGATACAAATCAAGATCAAATTTTTCAACCATCTGTAGATCTTGTTCAAAATCTTGATAAAAACCCATTTATTAATACTAGCATATCTGATTTTATTTCAGAAGAAGAACTTAAAAAATTAAACTCTGTTATTAGTGTTAACGATGCTAAGTTATTAGGAAAATTAGTTGAAAGTAATCCAGATATTAAACAAGCAATTATTGAGTTTTCTACAAGGGCTGAAGAAAATAAAGACGCACCTATGCCATATACAGTTGCAGATGCTATTACTGAAGTACAGACAGAAAAATTATTAGAAAATCCAGTAGGTGCATTAACATCAGTATTTACAGATATAGATTTAAAAACTCTTACGAGTCCAACTGAGTGGGGTAAAGATATGACAGATGATCAAAGAGAAAAAGTACAAGAAATAGTTGTGCCAGTCATTATTGCTTCTAATATAGTGGCTGCTGCTATGACAAGGAGGAAATAATGAAAATAGCGAAAGCAATACTTAATTATGCCTGGGAAGTTGTAAAAGAGAGCATTGCTCAAATATTTACCCTTCTTGGCTTTTTTATTGCATGGCTAACAATGACAGGTTCAGCACAAAAAGTAACAGGTTTATTTACTGTTATTGCTACTGTCATTTGGCTTGCTACTATTCCATTGCGAAAAGAGGATTAATAAATGAAAGATAAAGTTATTTTTACATTATCAGTAATGGTAGGTATTGCTATTATTACCGCCATTGTTGGAGATTATGTTACTGCTGCTCTTGAAACTCAGAAAACAGGGGAACCAGTAGAAGTCTCTGCAGAAGTAATGACCCTTGTCCAGACAGCCCTTGGAGGTCTTATAGGCATTATTGGTGGATATTTTGGGGCTAAAGGTTCAAAAGACAAAGACTAATAGTTTGATATAATGGTGGGTATGAAAAGAATATTCGGATTATCTCTATTAGCATTATTGCTAACAGGTTGTGGATATGATGGAGGCTATCGTTATCCATGCCAAGATCCAGCAAACTGGGATAATGTTGAATGTAATCCACCAATTTGTGAACCTTCTGGTACGTGTTCAAGAGATTTAGTTGGTCAAACAGTGTGGGATGAATATCAAAATAAAAAAGGGGTAAATAATGGCTAAAGAAAGATTAACGCCACAAGATCTTGATGCTAGATTAAAATTTATTCTAGGAATAACTTTGGGGTCAATTTTGTTTTTTACAGCAATAGGAATCTTATATGGACTTCTATTTGTAACACAACCAGTTGGTGCACAATCTGAAAATGATAAAATGTTTTTTAATGTACTTGGATCTGTAGCAACATTTATTACAGGAACTCTTGCAGGACTTCTTATTGGTCAAAGTGGTGCTAAAGATATTATGAAAGCACAACTAGACA